GGCCACGGTGGGTCTGCCTTAATGGTCAAAGTGGGTGGATTTGAACCACCGAGCTCCTCCTTCCAAGGGAGGCGGGAACGACCAGACTTCCCCACACTCTGATATATTTTGGTAGTGAGCAGGGGAGTCGAACCCCTCTTGCTTGAGCGAAAATCAAGAGTCCTAGCCGATAGACGAGCCCACCATATTAAATTGCCTGTCGTATGGGGGTCGAACCCATCTCTCAACCGACTCCGCAGTTGTATCCTATCCTATAGACGAACGACCAGCGAGTTCATGACTTCGCTGTTGGCAAACTTGGTTGGCACAGTTGGTAACGATCCAACCACCCCTGTCTTATCAGGACAGTGCTCTACCTCTGAGCTATGCGCCATCGACTGATTTAACTAAATCCCATTGCACTTTAGCATCTGGATGTGGTTTGTCTGACTTGCGATATATTGTGTGCCCAAGGATCTTACCGCGATGGGTAATAGTAACATGCACCTTGTGCTTGTTGCTAGAGTTAGTTAATACCACACTTCTTGTTTTTCCAGATCCTTGATCAAACCCGCTCTCTTCTTTACCATAGATGTCAGGATGATCGTATGAATTCACATAAGTATTAAATGATTGGTGTTTATGCAGAGCGCGAATTTGAGATTTATTTAAAATTTCTTGCATCTTTTTTGGTCGCGTTGCATTTTCTTCTTTGATAAATTCTAAAAAGCTTTTCATTTATATACTCCTTTTAGATATTTATTATCAGTTGAACGCACCATCAATGCATTACACAGTGCATAGTCTTATCAGGACTGAATAATAAAACTGCTTTAGGATTGGTAACTTTGATATCATCAACTTTAATACCACCCTGTTCAATCATACGTCGAGCTTCTGATTTAGATTTACACAAATCAGTAGCAACAAGGCTATCAACTACGCTGATCCCTTGCCATTGTAATACTTCTTCAACTGTAAACATAATATACTCCTATATGGTGCTTAGAGACGGGGTCGAACCGCCGACACGTGGTTCTTCAAACCACTGCTCTACCAACTGAGCTATCTAAGCAATTTATTAACAAACTCTCTTAGCAACTTATGATGGTGACCACGATGAAAATAATCTGGCATATATTTCCATGTATCAAACCAAAACTCATTTGCCTCTGGATGCGGACCAATCAAACCTATATTATCTTGAATTATCGCAGCAGGATGACCTGAACCATAACGTCCTATAACCTGTACTTTAGATATGTCACCTTTAAAGGTACAACCATCATAAAAATACATCATCTCATTAATGCCATCCCAAGCTACTGGAACAACAGTTCCATAACTACGTTTTATTAATGCATCAGGCTGTTTAATATATTGAACTGCATCTAAGCTATCGATAATATCAAAGTAACGAGAACCAGCCCAATAAGCACCCATGCATATTCCAAGATATTTTCCTCCAGATTTTACATAATCATTTACTATTGCAGCTTTTCTCCAATGAAATAAATTAAAGAATTCTTCTGAGTCACCAATACCTCCAGGAAATACTATCATATCAAATTGACTTAAAAACTCAGGAGTAATATCAGTTTCATTAAAATAACTACATTTATGAAAATGGTTTATAGCATCTACAACACCAGAAGAAGATTGTTCAGAACAGTAAGGATGGTGTTTATAAATGCCGATATTTGTCATAACATCTCCAAATTGGTAGACTACCGCAGAATCGAACTGCGAACCCTCTGATTAAGAGTCAGATGCTCTAACCTATTGAGCTAGTAGTCCATATTTAGTTAGGAGCTCCCAGTAGGATTCCAACCTACATACTCCCCACGACGAGGAGAACTTGGGCAATGCTTTTTTCCGGTACCAGTACTAGAAGCAATTAGTTCATGGAAGCAAACTTTGGCGAACTCTGTGGGGTTCGAACCCACGACCTCTGGTTTAAAAGACCTGTGCTCTACCAACTGAGCTAAGAGTTCATATCGTATCTACTATGCTTTAAAAACACAGTTAATAGATCGTATTATATCTACAAGAATACACCTGTTATGGACTCAAACCATAATGGCATTAGACTCAACTAATCCACGTATCATACCCTACGTCTAGGTAGGTGTATTCGTGAAGAGATAATGGTGGGTGAGGTTGGAGTCGAACCAACATTGTTTACCGCAGAGGGACTCGATTTACAGTCGAGGGATGCACACGCCATAGCATCAACTCACCCGAAATTCGTTGCTGGTTACTCCTTCCAGCGTCGATCTACGTGCCGACAGGTTTAGGTCAAAGGGTAACGTCCGTATAAAGAGGAGCATTAGTCGCCCTCGGACTATATCCTTCCCCAAGCTATACGAACAACTGGGAAGGTAATTACAGGCTTCCACCCCTGCAATTTCTTGGTACCTTCTAGTGGAATCGAACCACTGTAACTGGTGCCACAAACCAGCACTCTACCATTGAGCTAAGAAGGCAAATTAGTTTGGCATTTGTTTTGTTAGATGATTGCTCATCTGCTCTTCCACCATCTCCGTGGGTGCTTCACCAGCAGTGCCATACTGCTACAATTAGTTATTTGGCTACTAGAAAGACTGGCATCCCTCGTTCGTACTCCTGCCAGGGAATACAGATACCAGCGCCTAGCCAGTACCTTCCAAAACTCTTTTATCTCTTCAAAGATACTACATAAAACCAAATTTCGGAGTCGGTTGCTGCCGTCATTAGCCATTGGTCAGGTTGTCTTAGAGCGGCATGATGGCCCAATCGCTCATTAGCCTATGCGTCCATAGGCGGTACCCTGTGTAGTATCTATGAAGAGATAACCGAAGTTATCTTTTCTCTCTAACAATGTCAAACAGCATCACAAGTATCATTATACCGTAAATTGAAAATAAGTCAACAACTATTTTCAACAATAAAAAAGGCGGGATTTTCATCCCGCCTCAAAGACCCAAATTTTGGGATTTTTTAGACGAGACCAGCTGCGAGTGCTTTGTAGCCTGCAGCGATAACATTGCGGGACGGTGTTCCAAAACGATACTTGTTAGTAACGTGTCCCTTTGAATTCGTATGTTCATTCTTATAAATCGAATAGCCCTTCATACGAAGCTGATAAACAGCATCATGTGGGTTAGCGATATTATAACGTGCAGAGATCTGCTTTGCGGTGAGTTGTTCACCGTTTACAACAAGAGCTTCGTACACCTTTTGTAGATTAGTCGTCATTAGTTTCTCCATTCACATTATTTAGTAATCTTACTATAGAAAAAGACAAAAGTCAACACTTTTTTCAAAGAATGTCAAGTAATCGTCCGTTCATATCAACCGCTCTTACACGTTGATTAGGGAATTGAGATGCAAGACTACGCATCCCAGAAATAATATATTGCGAGTGATTCAATGTAACTTGATAAGTACGCCAGTTACCAGTTTGGTCTTGGAGTTGAATCTGTACGTTATCCATTTTAATCTCTCGTAATCGTTATTGCTTCTTTAATAAGAACAATCAGTTCTTCAATATCATGTGCCATAATTTTTGCGGTCGCCCAATTATCATTGCGATCACGACCAGCGATCTCAATCATGAAACCGTTATCATACATTAGAACACTGAAATTATCGTTCACCTTGACTAGCTTATCTTTAATTTGCATCAACCTCTCCTCATTCTAGCGATATCCTGAGCATCTTGAATAGACTCAGCAAAGATTGGAACCATATTCGACTTATGCATCGTAGCAATACCAACAAGATTACCGCCAGTATATACTTTCTCAGGGGCTTTCGGACAATTACCGTTAATCCCTAGACTTACATAATCGGATCGATCAACAACCATAGTATCATTATACCTTGAAACCCAATTTAAGTCAACACTTTTCTTTCGCTTAATTTGAGTAGGATGAACGCCGTGTTTCATCAACCATGCGTCATGCTTGGATGTATCAGTCTTACTCTTAGCTTTACGGGAAGTCCTCGTCGTAGTAACGAAGGCAGGAAGAAGGTGCATCGTCATGTTATTTTCTCCAATGGTATTACCATTATACCCTATTTGGAGAAAAAGTCAACACCTATTATAGATTGTGGGAGACTCTGTTTTTAAACATCTTTTTAACGATCTCGCGAACAGCTGCTTCGAATGCATCACGAGCTTCTTGTTTTGCAGGATTATAAATTTCTTCCTTCAAACGACTAGCTTCGCGGCGATTTTCATGCTGCTCTTCATGCCAAATATCATCTTGTGTATCGATCATATTTTCAATGGCATTAAAAAGTTTATCAAGTTCGGAATCAATATTGTCCTTTTTCATAATTTATTTCCTCATCTTTATTAAAGTTTTCAACAATTATATATTTTGCATCTTTATCAAATTCTCTGTAGGCTTCTAGCATCTTACGTAATTTGAATAATCTATTAGAGATATCTCTTAATGTTTTATGACAGGCTTCATCATTATGCCCATCTTCTAGATCACTTAATACTGAGTCTAAATTAGAATCAGCTGAATAGTCTAAATGAAATTTAGTTACACTTCCATCTTTACCAATTTCTTGTTCTAAGATAAGAGGCGGGAAAAGTAAGTTAATTATTTCTTCTATTTTTTTATCGGCTGGCGTATAAGTTTTCTTCACAATTTTCCATGGCAAATTTATCACGAACAAAGCTCCCTAGTCTTTTTCCAACAATTACATTCTTTACATTGAAAGTCAGGATTTTCAGATTTACATTTCTTTTTATCAGAAGTAGCAGATTTTTTCTTTTTGAAATTCTGTCTTATTTCTTCAATTGCAAGTTCTATTTCCTGACAAGTCTTCATTTCTTTTTACGCCCCATGTTGTACTTGGCTTCAAGAGTCCATTCATGTTTTTCTTTATGATTGATGATCTTAATCTGACTCATGGAAGCAAGTGGTTCTTTGATTGTTTCTGGCTCTACGACTTTTAAAAGTCCCCAGTCTTGGAGTAGCTCTGCTATCTTATTACGGCGACCTTTATCCTCATCTGAGAAATTAAAAGGTTTACCATCAATGGCAAACATCTCTTTAAAGTGCACTATGTAATATTTACCTTGTTTATGAAAAATATGACATGACTGATATAATTTCTTTTCTTTACGAGAAGCTACACCAATTCGTGTTAGTGTTTCCTTGATCTTTAGGAAATCTTCTTCCTCTGCTATTCTCACTTCAATTAAAGAATCCAATAAGTTATTCATTTAACTCCACCCTTTTCCAACTTGTTCTTAATTATTTTTATTTGTTCTTTTGAAAGGATGGAAAACGCTACCTTGGCTTTTTCATAGGTATAACCATAGTATTGTTGTATAGCATCAATCGCATCATTTTCTTTACGTTTATTCCATTTTTTAGAAGGTCTATTAAATGGACGTATTGTATTTATTAAATAATGAAATTGAAGTTTTGAATCGAGATGATGATTGATATTCATCTCGTTTGCATATAGAACAGTGTCAGAGTGATAAGATAAAGCTCTATTGGTAAGAAACGACGAATAGCTCTTCTCTGAAAGAGGATCCGTCATTATATCTTTTTTTGTTTTAAGAATAGAGTTAACGAAATCAAAGGGGTTCATTATACGAACTCCAGTTCCATCATCATTTCCGTCAAACAAGCCATCAAATTAATCTCGGAATCAGCAGAGAATGCTGCCTGATATTGATACCTACCAAGAAGAAGAACCAAGTGAGGTATACTTGATTTAACAAGAAAATCAGAACAATGGTCGTAGAGCTTGCGGAATACCGTATTTTGATCGTTGTCTAAATTTTCTGCAACCCACTTACGGATACCACTGAAGTTCTTATCCTTCATAAGAGTTACCAACTCATTGAGAGATACTTCTTGGAGATTGGCAAGGATACCTGAGTCGATAGAACCAGTTGCTGAATATCGTTGAAGCTCATTAAGAACACGCCGCCAATCAGGGAAATGCTTCTTAATTACTTCTGCAACGACTGCTGTATCAAAGGTGATCTTCTCGGAATCGAGAATCATTTGTACACGCTTGAAGAACTGACCAGCGAGTTTGGCCATATCAGACTTGCTGATTTTAAAGTCTATGACAGAGCACCTTGAATGTAGTGGTTCAATAATTCTGTTTTTGAAGTTACAGGTGAGGATGAATCCACAGTTACGTGAAAATTCTTCCATAAAATTTCTAAGAGCTGGCTGTGTTGAGTTGGCGTTAAGGTAGTCAGCTTCGTCCAAGATGACGTACTTGCGTCCTCCAGCCAGAGATACAGATGAGGCAAAGTTGAGGATTTCGTTTCTGAGTGTGTCGATGTTTCCATTCATAGATCCATTAATTACGATATAATCACATCCCAACTGTTCAAGCATAGCTCGAGCCACTGTCGTTTTACCGACACCTGCGGAACCTGATAAAATAAGATTAGGGATATTTTGTTGTTCAACGAATTGTTGAAAAATAGCTTTTAGCTGTACAGGAAGAATAGCATCTTCAATAGTTTTCGGGCGATACTTCTCGACCCAAAGAAAATCTTCGTTCATAATATACTCCATAATATAAAAAGGGGAGAGTATAATAGCTCTCCCCTGTCAAAAAAGTCAACTTAAAAAGTTGACGATTGCTCAACTGCAATCCAGTATTCAGCCTCAGCACCCTTGAAATTAGAGATGCCCTTAGAAGAAATACTTACAACATAATCGCCTGGAATAATACGAATATTTTCATGCTTAAAGATAGCCTTGAATGTCTTATCAGTCACCCCAATAGCAACTGAATAAACGTCACCTGATGGGTTCTTTGTATCAGCAGCCTGTAGATATACCTTGCTACCATCACCAAAAACAACAATCTCTGGAAGCTGAAGAACACCAGCAGCCTTGTCAACGTCCTTCAAGTTATCATTTGTTAGCTTGAAAGTAACATCAACTGATGGAAGATTGATTTCCTTTTCAGGAGTCTTAGCAATAGTTGATTCGTCGGCATAGGTATAATTGATCTTCTTGGACTCATCTGAAATTTCAACAGATTTATCACCAAAGCTCAATTCAGGATTGTTAAACAAACTAATGGTTGAGAGGAAACGATCTAAATTATAAATCGCAAAACGCTTACCAAAGTTTGTAGTGACATTTGCCTTTGCTAAAATTGTCTTGTTTGTTGACATAGTCTTCAAAACATTACCTTCCTGAACAATAATGGAAGGATTAATCTTAGCAAAGTTCTTTAGAACGCTAATTGTATTTGTATCGATTTTCATAATATATTCTCCTCAATTATTTCTTTGGCTTTGGTTTTCCACCAAGAGCGGTTGGGTCAGCAGTAGCAGAAGCACCGATAGATGCTAGGTCAGCAAGGGATCCACCAAAAATATAAGTGCCAACATGTTGCATCTTCATCCATGGGCAGAACCATGTCTTAAGATTAGCTTCCTGTGCCTTCTGACAGAACCAATAATCTTCTGAAAGATAACG